CTTTTTGTATTCCAGTTTCTGTCTCTAAAGGGGACCTTGAATGAAGACTTTCATCCAGCACGGCGACTGCTTGACCGTTCTTGCTCCGGCCGGCGGTACCACCTCGGGCGAGCTCTACAAAGTAGGCGCCATTGTCGGCGTTGCCGCTACCACTGAACTTGTTGGCGCGCCTGTCGTGCTGAAGCTCGATGGTGTTTTTGGCTTGACCAAGACCAGCGCCCAAGCCTGGGCAGTTGGCGATCTTCTGTTCATGAACACCACCACCCGCGCACTGACCAACGTGTCTGCTACCGGCCTGGTTCTGGTCGGCATGGCCACGGAAGTAGCGGCCAACCCGAGCGCGACCGGTGCCTGCCGTCTCAATGGCGTGTCTGCTCCGGCGGCTGTGTAAATGGGCTGGGCCTCAATGGCCCAGCGCATGCTCGGCGTGTCGATCCGCACATTCAGTGAACCTTCGGCGTCCATCGATCCTGATGGCGCCGTGTACTGGTTGACGGACGGAGTCGCTCCCGGCATGGCTCTGGCCCAAGCCGTGTTTGATACCGCCCATGTTTCCGTTGATACGGAGACGGGCGCACCGGTATCGAGCAGCAACCCGATCCTCGGTGTTCGGTTAATCGACTTGCCGAACGAACCTACAAACCGTGATCGCGTTCAGGCTCGTGGCGTGTTGTACAAAATCCACGACGTGCAGGCCGATGGCGTGGCCGGTGTGACGCTATTTCTTCGCAAGGTCTGACCATGCCTCATCCACGAGAACTGATCCGCAAGCAGGCCGTTGCGGTGCTGCTGGGCGCCACAAATGCAGGGGCGAGCGTTTACGCCAGCCGCGTGGCGCCGCTTATTTCCAACGGATGGCAGAGCGAACTTCCCGCGATCATCGTTTACACGATGGATGAGTCTGGCGAGATCTTTAATCAGGCGCCACGCGAGTACCTGCGCAAAGTCGAGCTGGTGGTGGAAATCCACGCGGAAGGTAACGAGGCGCTGGACGACACCCTTGACACGTTGGCTCGGCAGGTCGAGCGCCTGCTGCTGATGGACGACACCCTCGGCGATACCGTCAACGATCTGCATTACCTGCGTTCGCGCATGGTGTTACTCGATCAGTCGGAGCATTTGACCGGTGCCTGTCGGGTGATCTTCGAGGCCTCATATATGGACCGTCACCCCGACGATCTTTTCAACGAAACACTTCCTGATTTCAACACGCTGGGCACCGAGTACAGCCTGGACAACGCCCAGCCCAACCCGCCGGATCGTGCCAAAACGATCATCGAGGAACTGAATCCATGACAACCCGAGTGCAGGTTATTCCCGTCGAGGGTCGCCTGGTGCGGATCCCCGGCACCTACGAGGCGCTGCCAGCAGAAGGCAAGACGCTGGAACCGAACAGTTACTGGCTCCGCAAGAAGGCAGCCGGTGACGTCGAATTCAAAACTGAACAGCCTGTTGATCAGGCCCCGACCCCAAAAGGTGAGAAACAATGAGCATCGGATTCGACACCATCCCCGGGCCTGGATCGCTCCGCAAGCCGGGCGTCTACAGCGAGATCGACAACAGCCAGGCCGTCCGCGGCCCGCAATCGGTCACCTATCGCCGCCTGTTGATCGGCCAAAAGTTGGCCGCCGGTTCTGCTGTAGCCAACACCATGGTTCGCGTGACCAGCGCGCCTCAGGCCGACTCTCTCTTTGGTGCGGGCTCGATGCTTGCCGGTATGGTTCGCGCCGCCCTGGCCATAGACACTTACACCGAACTGCAGGTGATGCCGCTGATCGACAATGTCGCCGGTGTAGCAGCCACTGGTACGCTCTTGTTCACTGGCCCGGCCACTGGGTCAGGTACCGTTGAATTGATGATTGCTGGTCGCCGTGTGTCGGTCGGGGTAATCAGTGGTGACACTGCCACCGCCATTGGCACCGCTGCTGCTGCCGCGATCACCGCCGCCGCTGATATGCCGGTCACAGCCATCGCCGCTACGGGCACCGTCACTCTGACCAGTCGCCATAAAGGCGAGGCGGGCAATAGCCTCAATGCGCGGGTGAACTACTACGCCGGGCAAACACTGCCTGCCGGTGTTGGCGTCACTGCCACCGCATTCACCAACGGTGCCGGCAACCCTACGCTGGATACCGCGCTGGCTGCACTGGGTGACGAGTGGCTGCACACCTGGGCTGTTCCTTACTCCGACGCTGCCAGTCTGGCCAGCATAAAAACCGAACTGAATAGCCGCTTCGCCTGGAATCGCGAGATTGAGGCGCACGCCTTCGCTGCCGCTCGCGGTAGCCAGGGCGCCCTCGGCGCAATCGGCGACAGCCACAACAGCCAGCACCTCTCGATCATTATGGCCAACGATGAGCCGATGCCGGCTTATGAGAAGGCCGCCGAGACCATGGCGATCGCGGCGTACTACGCGGCAATCGACCCAGCGCGGCCGATCCAGAATCTGGCTTATGCATGGTGTTTGCCACCAGCGGCTGCCGATCGTTTCACCAACGAAGAGCGCAACCTGCTGCTGTTCGATGGGATCGCCACCAGCAAGGTCGGCACCGACGGCACCATGCTCATCGAGCGCCTGATCACCACCTACAAAACCAACGCCGCCGGCGGCTCGGACATCAGTTACTTGGACAGCGAAACACTGTTCACCCTGATGTTCATCCGTCACGACTGGCGCGACTACATCCTGCGCAAGTACCCGCGCCACAAACTGGCAGACAACGGGACTCGCTACGGCATCGGTCAGGCGGTGGTCACTCCGAACGTGATGAAAGCCGAAGCGATTGCCAAGTTCCGTGAATGGGAGGAGCTGGGCTTGGTCGAGAACATCGACGACTTCAAGGCCAATCTCATTGCCGAACGCAATGAGAGTGACCCGAATCGGCTCGACGTCCTGTTGCCACCGGACCTGGTCAATCAACTGCGCATCGTCGCCAACAAAATTCAGTTCCGCCTGTAAGGCGGACTTCGGGAGATCCATCACATGGCTGGCAAACGCGTTGGCGGCATCATCAGCTTGAAGATCGACGGCGATATGTATTTCGCAAAGGGCGACTTCACCTACAACCTGGGTCGTCCAAAAAAAGAGGGCGTGGTCGGAAGTGATCGCGTCCATGGCTACAAAGAGACTCCGCAAATCCCCTTTGTGGAAGGGGAGATCACCGACCGCGCCGAGATGAGTTTGGAAGCGTTGCTCGATATCGCTGCTGCCACCATCACCCTGGAGCTGGCGAACGGCAAAGTGATCGTCCTGCGTGAAGCCTGGTACGCCAACGAGGGCACCGGCAACACCGGCGAAGGCAACATCCCGGTTCGTTTCGAAGGCATGTCGGCCGAGGAGGTCAAGTAATGGCAAAGGAAAAGCAGTTGGTCCTCAAAGAGCCGGTGCAGTTCGGTAGCGACTCAGTCACCGAGTTAACCATCTCCCGTAAGCTGAAATATCTGCGTGGTTATTCACTGCGCATTACCTCTGACGGCAGGGGCAGTGGTGCGATCGATCTCGATTTCTCCACGCTCATTGACCTCGGTTCGAAAATGGCTGGCCGCGCTCCGGCATTCGTCGATGAGATGGGTGAAGAAGACCAAGCGGTTCTCATTCAGGAAGCCCGCGATTTTTTGCTGGCGCACCTCGGGGGTGGCAGTCCGGTGTGACTGTCGTCGTCAAGGTGATGGGCGTTCAGCCTTCTGAAGTCATGGATATGGACTTCGATGATTTGAACTGGTGGCTTGAGCGGGCAGAGGAGTGGACGGAGTGGCAGACAAAGGCTACGGATTAAGCGTCATCATCGGTGCTGTTGATCGACTGACTGCTCCGCTGCGCGGGATGTTGGGCAAAGTTCAAGGGTTCACCGCGGGCGTAAGCCGTGCGATCGACCGCACCGGGCTGCCCATCTTCACCAATAGTTTGAAGAACGTGGGGCACGCCGTCGGCGGTGTTGGCAGTGCGGTAGGAGCGAGCTCGGCGAAACTGCTCGGGCTTGGTGCAACGCTCGGCATCACCGGTGCTGCGCTCGGTGTATTTATCGAAAGGTATGCGGATGCAACCGGTGCGATTGGTGATACTGCCGAGCGGACCGGCATCAGTCGCGAGCGATTCCAAGAGTTGGGATTTGCAGCCAAGCTGACTGGCTCCTCGTCCGAGGCGCTGGCCGGCGCCCTGCAAAAGATGAACATCAACGTCGGCGCCGCGACCAAAGGTTCGAAAGAGCTGAAGGACATGTTTGCGGGCTTGGGTATCAACCTCAAAGACTCAACCGGCAAGCTGAAAAGCACTGACGCCCAGTTCGACATGTTTGTTGATCGGATCTCAAAAATCAAAAACCCTTCGCTGCAGGCTCAGGCAGCAGTGAAAATCTTCGGCAAAAGCGCGACTGAGCTTTTGCCGCTGATTAGAGGTGGCAGCGCTGGCCTTCAGGAGATGTCCGCTGAGGCGCGCCGGCTTGGGATAGTTCTTTCTGATGATGCTGTCAGGGACGGTGAAGCGTTCGGTGACATCCTCGACACGCTAAAGGCTGCCGTCGGCGGCGTGGGCAACATCATCGGCACCGCCCTCGTACCTGAACTCAGCAATATGTCGACTTGGCTCACTGATACGATCGTCAAATACCGTCCTCAGATTGAAGCGTTTGCCACAAGCTTTGCGAAGGATTTGCCGGGTAATATCGAGAAAATTACCGGTTTCTTGGGTGATCTATATGACGGAGTCCAGCCGGTTATCGACAGCATCGGCTGGCTTTCCGACACATTTGGCGGGGCCAACGTCATTCTGGCCGCAGTGGGTGCGTACATCGGCGGCGGCCTTGTAGTAAGTATTTGGAATTTGGCAATGGCCTTTAAAGGCTTGGGTGTCGCCATTCTCACGACACCAATAGGCTGGTTCCTAATCGCGATCGCGGCAATAGGTGCAGCCGCCTACATCATCTACAAAAACTGGGACCAGATTGTCGCTTTCTTCGAAGAGAAGTGGGCCGGAGTGAAGGCTGCGTTCAGCGACGGGATCATCAACGGCATCTGGAAAGTTTGGACGGAATACAACCCTGTCACGCTGATGACTGAAGCGTTTATGGGATTGGTGAAGTACCTGACGGGCTGGGACCTCGGTGAAATTCTGGGTGCCAAGGTCAAAGACGCGGTGAGCGCAATGAAGCGCGCCATTCCCGACTGGGCCGCTGAAATGTTGGGGATTGAAATATCGGTCGAGGAACAGCCTTCTGGCGGTGGCGATGGAAACGGAACTCCGCGAGATCCTAATAAGTTGGCGGAAAAAGCCACAGACAAAATCATCGACAACTCGGTTTTGCGCAATCAAGCACCAGTAAACAGCGCTGCCGTACCGGGCTCTGAAAAGCAAATCCCCCTCGAAGGTCGCCCTGCAAAACCAAGATCAGAAAGAGAAACCTCCGATATTGGGCGCCGAGCATCCGATCGCAACCAGGTACCGGAACGCAGCGCTGCGGCCCCTGGCTCGGAAAGACAAATCTCCGACATTGGGCGCCGAGCAGCGCAGGTTGGCAATGATACGGCGAAGGTTATAGCTGCACCGCCAACTGAAGTTCGGGTGAAGGTGGATTTTGCAAACATGCCCCCGGGCACAAAGGTCAAAACCGAGGCGAGTCAGGGGGCGCAGTTCGATACGAACTTGGGTTACTCAATGGCCAGCCCGACATAATCGGAGCCACCCATGGGCTGGAGAGATAACTACCGCGCCGCGACCTTTCGCGGCGTACCTTTTTTTGTCGAGTCCGCAGACAGCACGCATGGCCGCCGCCAGGCGGTGCATGAGCATGCTCAACGCGACGTTCCATACACAGAAGATCTCGGCCGCAAGGCTCGGGAATTCTCAGTTTCCGGATACCTGATTGGCGCGGAATACCAGGCTCAGCGCGATGAGTTAATCAAGGCCTGCGAAACCGCAGGGCCTGGAGTGCTGGTTCATCCGTATCGTGGCGAGATGACCGTAGAGTGTCGCGGCCTCGGTGTGGGCGAGAGCAGCGCTGACGGCGGCATGTGCATGGTGAAGCTGACCTTCCTTGAGGCTGGGGAAGCCTCATACCCATCAGCCAAGGTCGATACAGTCAACGCCATCAGCGCGAAGGGAAACGCCGTCACCGCCGCCGCTGAAAAAAGTTTTGTGTCTGATTTCCTGACGGCCGGGTTTCCCGCGTATGTCGCCGAGTCTGCGGCGACCGGGCTTGCCGATCTGGGCGAATTTATGGCGGCACCGGGATTGAATTTTGGCGGAGATTTGCGGGCTGCGTCCGACTTTTACCAGCAGGCGAAAGGGCTTGCATCAGACGCGTACAGTCTGGTCCAGCAACCACTGAATATGGTCAGCAGGATCACTGGTTTGTTTGGATCGATACGAGCGGCCTTTGGCAGCAATGCCTTCAGCATGCTGACCAGCCTTTTTGATCGGTCGCCATCTAGCTACTCGGGCAGCACCGCAACGCCAAGCCGTCGTCAACAGGCAACCAACACTGTTGCGCTGAATGCGTTGGTAAGGCAGGTGGCAATTGCTGAAGCTGCCAAGGCGGCAGTGGTAACGCAAACGTCGGTGACCACGCCAATACCAACGGCGGCTGTAAGGGGTGCCAATACCGTGCAGGCGCCGGCTCGGCTTGCGAGCGTGCAGACCACTACGTCTTCGACGCCGACGGTCTACGACAGCTATCAAGCCGCGATAAAGGTCCGGGAGGAATTGGTTGATCGCATTGATACCGAAAGCGAGGCTACCCCGAACGATGAGGTTTACGTAACCCTCTCCGATTTGCGGACCAGCGTTGTCCAGGCCGTGCCGAATCCTGAGCAAAACCTTGCCCGGATCGTCCAGTATGTGCCGAAAGAAACGCTTCCATCGTTGCTGGTTGCCTACCAGATTTATGGTAATGCCGGTCGTGCGGATGAAATCGCAACCCGCAACGGCCCGCGTCATCCCGGGTTTCTGATGGGTGGCAACAAGCTTGAGGTCCTTGCAGATGGATGATCTCGAGCTTTTGGTTAATGGCATGAACTATTCGGGCTGGACGTCTCTTGGCGTAACCCGCGCGATTGATGCTGCGACCACAGCCTTCACCGCATCGCTAACTGAAAAGTGGGAAGCCAGCGAAAACGCGTCAGCACAAGTTGAACCGTGGCCGATCCTCCCGGGTGACGCTTGCGAGGTCCGGCTTGCCGGATTTCCGATGGTGATCGGCTACGTCGATATCTTCAAACCGTCCTACAGCGCCACTGACCACAGCATCAATATTCAGGGCCGCGACAAGGTCGCCGACCTGGTCGATTGCAGCGCCGTGCATGCTCCGGATGAATGGAAAAACATCGACCTGCTCAGGTTCGCGCAGATCCTTGCCGCGCCTTTTGGCGTGACCGTCAAGGCGGATATTGATGTGGGCCAGCCTTTCCCAGTGTGCAAGCTTCAACAGGGCGAGACGGGTTTCAAGGCGATCGAGCGATACGCCAGGCAGCGGAAGGCGCTGCTTATGCCTGACGGTGCTGGCGGCCTTTTGATAACGCGGGCCGGTGTGCGGCGGGCAGCGACTTCGCTGGTGCAAGGCGAAAACATCCTTAACGCCAGCGGCACGATCGACCACAGCCAACGATTCAGCAGCTACCTGGTGAAAGGCCAGGCCAGTTACAGCCCAGATAGCACGGGTGAAACCGAGGCGCATATAGAGGGTGGCGTAACCGACAGCGGCATCAAGCGCTATCGGCCGATGCTTCTGGTTGCCGAAACGGGCGGGACGTCCTCAAGTCTTCAGGATCGCGCAACGTGGGAGGCCAACAGCCGGATTGGTAAGTCGGCCGCAGCGAGCATTGCCGTTCAGGGTTGGCGACAAAGCCCGGGCGGTGCGCTGTGGGAGCCGGGACTGCTGGTCTATGTCCGATCATCCTGGTTGCGAATGGATGGCTGGATGCTAATCCGGCAAGTGACCTATGAGCGAGGC